AGCATTAGCACTTGCAAGGACTGCTGCGTCTGCTGTTGCTTGTGCTGCGCTTACGGGCTTGTCGGCATCTGCTGTGTTGTCTACGTCTGAAAGGCCAATGTCGGATTTTGTTAATTCAATATTGCCATCAATATCTGGGAGTATATCGTTAACAGACGATACAGTACCTCCACCCTCGGGAATCATTTCAACTGTTGCAAAAGCGGTAGGGCTAGTCGGTTGTGGCGTCCCTGGAGCATATCCGGCTTCTGATTCAACTTCTAGCCCACCATCCTTTAAGTTAAGGAATGAAACGTTATTGTCTTTTCGAAGTGCATTGTCCTTTATCGCTGTTATTTCCTCGTTATCGTTTGATTTTATTATTTGATCGGTGAGAGAGTTAAGCTGGCTTACGCTTCGTTTTGTTGGCATAGGTTTTTAAAGCATGAATTTGCTCCGGTTATAGTGATTGTGTAATCAACATAAATAAATATGTAGTCGAGTGGAATAGTATCTAGTCCAAATTCTTCGTTAAAAGCATTGGTTGTATTTATTTCAATATCGCCTGGTTGAACTTGAATTGTATCTGCCTTTAATGAAATAGACAATGCCTTATTATTCAAGATATGAATAGCGTTTGCCAAATCTTCGCCTACGCTGATTGAATCATAAATTGAATTATTAAATTCTTTTTTTCTTTTACAAAAAACTAATCGCATTGGATAGTCTTTTTGTATCCAAGGCTCACATGAAACAGATTGCTCTTCGTCAAGTTCTTCGCTTGAAATAGTTCCAATCAGTCTATGATACGTAAATGAATCTTCAACATTTAACGCCGACCATTCGCCTTTGCAAAACGTAGAAGGGATTTCTTTACCGTCAATAGCATTCTTTTCAACCAACCCTTTCGGCTTTGGCATATACCCTATTTCAGATAGTAGCGAATCTAAATATGTAATTACTTCATTTAACATTTAAATATTTGTTCATTTGTTCAACAACTAATTCAGCGTATGTTTGTCGTTCGTTTTCAGAAAGTGAAAAGATTTTTGTATCGTATTTTCCTTCTGCACCTAAACGCTTATTGTTGTTTTCTTCATTCAAAGTAATAATTGCCGATCCGTTAACTAGTTTAGGGCCTTTAACAAAGTCGCTTTCTAATCGACCAAATAAAGAAAGAATAACCTTTCCGACTTTACGGCCTACTTTTTTACGGTATGAAGTATATGAATCGAAGTATCCTGTTTGATGCGGTTTTTTATCCGAAAATGTTACCTCTCCATTCTTTCCTTTCGGTGGGAACTTCTTTGGTGCATTTTTAGGGTTCACATAAAGAGGCGTATCCGTATCGTACTTCCCAATTCCTTTACCTTCTGAATCTAATCCGTTTTGAAATATCCTTTCACCCACTTCTGAATTAACTGTTATCGATGCACTTAGCACAGCTTTATTCAATACTTCTTGATTGAATTGCTTATTCAATTTATCAAAGTATTTAGAGCCTTTCATGGTGCGTAAGCAACTGTTTTAATGGATGAATTACAATGGAAACAAATATCTTTAGGGATAATCATGTTGTTTAGAATAGCACTCATTGTGCGCTCAAATTCTAATTCATACATATCTCTCAGTTCCTGATTATTCTCTTTGTATACTGTAATGGCCGAATTTTGTCTTTTAGAATAAATAATTTCATCCATCAATAACACTCCCGATTTATATAAAATTGGCATCCCCAATGATGGAGCAATCGTACACAAAAACGGCTCTATGTTGCATTCTAATGAATAAGAAATGCTTATTCCTCCTGTAGATTGCCCACCTATTAGATTCGACTCAATTACATCTGAATCGATTGCTATTTCTCTATAACTTAAATATGAATAGTTGCCATTGTAAGTGTTAGTACATCCTGAGCAATGGCCTTTATATAGGTCTGCTTGGTTATGTGAAATGTCTGAATCTGTGCAAATGAATAGATTTAATGGCTTTGATCCTGAGTTGTATTTTTTATTTACTACAACATTTACCGCCTTTCCAGCGGTAGCCATAACGGCAATTGTATCTAATTTTTCACCTGTCACAAGGTCATAAACATACACGCTTATAGACTTTGTTTCATTTCCAAAAAAAGAAATACTTGCTAGGTTGAACGAAAAATATGGATATGATTTTAATTTATATTGAACCCCTTTCAACTTTCCAGCCTCGGAAGGGATAGTGTTTTTCTCTTTAAATATTCCAATCGTTCCGTTTTCAATAACAGAACGAGCTAAAAATTTTGTAGCACTATTTTTTACGTGCTGAATTATAAGATTTGTAGCAAACGAAATCTTGTCTTTAATCATTCTTACACCTGATGCGTACTCGTCAGAAATAGAAGCATCGGCATCTTTAACTGTTAATCCAGTTAAATCATTAATGTATAACTGAGAAATGGATGGAGTATTATCACATGTTCTTTTTACCCCAATAATATTTTCAAAACATCTCATTGTGGTTGTTCCCTTCTCGTAATCGTCTGAATAGTCATCGCTATATGCCATAATAGTAAAATTAAGCCCTCACATTTGCAAGGGCTTAATTTATTTATGCAGGGTTTACAATTTTTAATTTGTTCACACCAGTAACACCATCATAGATGTCGCCATCATAATAAAGATCAGTCGGAACACCAACCGCTTTAAATGATAGGAACATAAAGAAATGCCACTCTCCACAGTTATCATACTTAGCTCTAAAATCAAATGTGATTCCAGTTCCAGGATGAGTAAGTGTAGTTTGAATGTAATTTTCTTGCATGAAAGCATTCTTACCAGTAAACGCATTATACGTTAACACTTGAACTGCTCCGGCATCTAACATCAAGAAGTCAGCAGCAGAACCTAATGAATCCTTAATGTAACGATCAGGAATGAAAGATCCTCTTAACCCAACTTGTTGAGCAAGCAAAGCAACATTCAAACCATTATCAGCACAGCAAGATGCATCCAATTTAGTGTAAGCCTTTTGGATTTCACCAAAACCTAATACGTATGGATTTGCACAGTAACCAGCATTTTCAGCAGCGTAATTGATTTCTGAAATGAAGTTATCAGAAACACCACCATCTGTTTTCTTTGTTGCAACCGTTTTAACGTCATCAACAACCCCTTCTTCGTCTACTCCGTAATTACCAGCAAGGGCAACTACTTGATCGGCTAAGATGGGATCCATTGCACGAATTAAACCATCCATCATGTCTAATTGAACTGATTGGATATAGCTTTCGTCAGACTCACAAATGTAAGCCAATTCAGCCATCTCAATCTTACGCTCAACACTTACGCCGACCGCTGGATCAATTGTGTATGTTTCTGAACGGTTACCGTGTGGCGTTACAGCAGTACAATCTTTTCTGTTTACAGAAGTTGTAATGTCAGTTGTAAGTATACGGGGAGTATACAGCAATTCAATTGTTTTGATTTTGTTTCCACCTGGAGAAACTGTTTTATTCAATACACCATTGGTATTGACAGGCGAGAAAAGGAATTGGGTTAATCCCGTTTCGTTTAGCTTTAAAAGTCGTGCTTTATCACAACCGAAATAGCCGTTGATTTTTGCCTGACCATCTGGACAAGCAATTAAACTTGATATATAAGACATAGTTGTCGTTAATTTAAAGTTAATTAAATTCCTCTTTTATAGCTTTGGATTTTGCTGTTGAAGGTACGCCTTCGCCGACTAGATCCTCTGTTTATGTCGGAGGCGACAACTATGCTTTATTATACGTGGCTTAAAAGACTATTTACCATCTGCCGCCTTAAGTGCGGAAGGGTGTAATTGTCTTCCAGTATCTTGTTGCTGATTTCCACCAGCATTGTTATTGTTTCCTGTAAATATAGGTGTTCTTTGCCCAGCATCATTCTTTTTGATGTATTTTTTTTCAGTAGCAATAAATTCTATCACTGCATCAGGAGAAAGGAAACCGCCTGCCTTGTTTGGATCTGTCCATCTTTTACCCTCGGCATTCAATACAATCGGCTGATCCTGTTCATCAAAGTCAATATTTACATTTTCTTTGATAAGGCTATTCATATGAAACTGCTCCGCTTCTGTTAGGGATGCTAACTTTGGCTGAACTTTCAATATTGAATCCTTTAATACAGATTGAACTTTAAATGCCTTGAATTGACCTGCAAATTCAGTTTCTTTTGCCTGTAAAGCCTCTTGTGCTTGTTGTGCCGCAGACTTGTAATCAACAATTAACTTGTTTGACTTTTCAAGTTTTTCATTCAATTCCTTTAGTGCACCGTCAGATGTTTTCAAAGAAAGCTCTGTAAGCTCTTGCTCTTTTGCTTTTACCTTAGACTCTGCAAGTGAAACATATTCTTCCCACTTAGTAAATTGAGAAGTTTCTTCTGCCGTCAAACCAAATGCAGATTTAATTCTGGTTTGAACCGGGCCAAGTGTTTGTCCTATCCAAGTAGATTTTAAAGCATCCTCATCAACAACTTTAACTGTTGACTTAACTACAAATTTTTCATCAAACTTTTGTTTGAACTCTTCAAATGTTGTAGCCTCAATTCCTGTGTAACCTGTTAAATCTTTTAATTCCATGTGAGAGATTATTTTTTAATTACTTTTTTACTAGCTGAATTTTTAATTTCTTCTTTTACAACTTCTTTGGCTGCATTTTCAAGCATCTCAGGCAGTTCGTCTTTGATTGATTCAATTAACTCTTCTTCAGTAACATCGAAAGCTTCGCCACTTGTTCCTTCGTGTTCATTACCCTCCCCACTTGCGGAAGGCTTCACAAAATCGGGTACCTCTTCCTCTGGCAATTCTTGTAACATCATGCCGTAATCTAAAAGCATATCAGGATTTTTAGCCAGTCGAGGCGAAACCCATTTTACTTTACCAGTTTTAATCTGGATGGCTCTGTGCATTTTGTTTTTGTCAATCATGATACCAATTTAATTTATTTTTTATAATAACCCAAATTTAATTTAAACGCCTACCCAAGTTTTGCCTAAGCGAACGTCTGAAATTGTTCTCCGATGTACATTATACATTACTCCGATATCCGTATCTGATAAACCTAATTCTATGAAATGCCTAATATCCTTTACTTTTAATTCAGATAATTTAGCCTTATGATGTATGTCGCCTATTGCTTTTCTTAATACATGCCTAGCATGAAGTACGTTTTCACTACATGTTACCCACTCTAAATTTTCAATAGAATTATTCAGCTTGTTACCATCCTTATGGTTTATTTGCTTTGAATTTAAAGGATTTGCAATAAAATACTTGCCAATAAGTCTATGAACATACTCCTTTGTATTAATCTTATTGCCATGTCTGAAACATACACACCAATACCCATTTGAATTAATATGAGGCTTTAACATTCTTTGAGGCTCGCTCTTGATATTATTTTCAGGCCCCATCGATTTAAATGACCTAACATTTCCATAATTAGATATCTGATATCCATTATGCTCTAATATATCCTTCCAAATTTCCATATACAAATATAGTAAATTTGGCGGTATGTACACACCTATTTAGAATGATATTTTAACCTAACAGCCCTATCTATCCACTCTTTAGGAACTCTCGAAGTTATAACTGGAATCAAATTATGCAAACATCGATACCCCCCTACAAATGAGAAGATTGTGTCTGAATTTGTATTTGCATTCATTCCCTGCCAGGGATAACCACACTTACCAACATTTTTCCCTGCACCCCAATCCTGTATCTCTTTTTTATGATACCAATTCCCATGTCTTTCTTCACAAAAACAACGAGTGTCAGCAACTTCACCACCTTGGTACTTATAAAACTCTAGTCCTAAGTCTTCGCTGATTACTTTCGTATACTGCCTGTCTGATACTGCAAATGAATCGTAAGCAACCCTTTTAACGTAACGAGTAAGTAGTCCGTCTGACTTTTCCGTATTCGTAGCAACCTCCCTAATAGCGTTCATTGCATCGGTAAACGTTCCTCCATTTGTGACAGAAGATAATAAACTGTCTTTGATAGGGGAAATTATCTGAGCCGAAACAGCATCCTGTGAAAGCAAGTCGATTGCGTTCGTTTGTGTTACCCTTAAAGTGCTTTGGTAAACGCTTTGAGGCTCGAACGTATCAATTATTTTATAGAAATAACTATTGTTGATCGTTGCCTGTGTATTAAACTCTTTTGCAAAGGACGTAAGCGATTTAATGTATTCGTCATCGATTATAACGCTTTCTAATTCGTTCGAAATGGTATTTATTAACTGAATATTCTTATTGTTAAAGACAAATTTACCGTCAACAATATCCATTTGAGATACCAACCGTTCGGCTTCATTGAGCATATTTATTTGTGCTCGATCTGATGCCGTAACCATTTTATCCGGCACACTTGTAAGGCGTGACATCTTCTCCTTAATTATTTCGTCAAGCGTTGGCATTTGTAAGAACGTTGTCTACGTTTACTTTTGCTGGATTTATTTCTAAATCCTTAGTCTTTGCCATTTGAAATAGCACTGTTCGCTGGTCAGTTTTGCTCTTTTCTAAGAACGTCGGATCAAGTTCAATTTGTTCTTCAATAAACATTTCAATTGAAGTATGCAAAATATCTTCCCACTTAGCTACTGTGCCGAGTGTTATTTTCTTCAATACGTCATCATTGGAAAGGCCAAGTAATCGATCACAATAGAATATCAAATCAATTATTTTTTGCCCTTCTGGATCTGTTCCAAAACGAGTTTCAAAATATTCCTTCATCAGTTTTTTCATAGCTGAGTCTGGAAGATTGGCTTCTTTAGCTTCTGAAATTTCAGTTGTCAGATCGGCATCGTTACGAAGTGCAAATGTTCTAGGTGCAGTAATTACGGGAGCTTCTGAATCATTTCCGTATCTAACGTGAACCAATACGCCTGCGAAGAACTCAAATATGCTGAATACTTGGTCTGAAATTCTTTTAATGAACGCAAACTGTTCTTCACGATCAATCATGCTTTTTAAAGCAGTATCACTTCCTTTTACATTAGAATCAGAAACTGAAATATTAAGGATTGAAGCACCTTTATTTATGTTTCTATCTACCTGATCGGAAAGCAATTGAATAATATCAACACCTGGCCCGTAAAAACCACCTGGAGGCGTTGGCATATTGGTTTGTGTATTGAAATCAGACAGCTTAATTTCTGTAACACCTAAAACGCCTGGTCTTTGTCTTCCTGTACCCATACAAGAAGGGCATTTATGAACGCCATCTTCGCCTCCGATATTGCCTGCTATACACTTGTTCCCGTGATCGTCTTGATAATCACATTCAGAAGTATATTTCCATTCTTTAGGATAGGCGCACTTAGCTTTAATTGCTGACAAATATGATTCATCAAGAGTAGCCAAGTCAAGCAAATTGACTGCCGATATGAATGAAGATTTATAAAACACTTCATCTTCTACCTGTTTTGCTTTCCCGTTTAACTTCTTGACCGGGACAACTCCTAAATCGTGCTCAAAATAAATGATTGTTTGAAACTCCCAATCTGTTTTTTTGCCCTTTTGGAATACTCTGTAAATTGTATTTGAATCGTAAATATCAAATACGATCCCATCCATTACGGTTTTATTGGCAAAGGCAACAGGGCTTTTTTCATCTGTTTCAATAACAGCATAAACACCTTCTGAATAACCTATAATTCTTTCGCATGAATAGTAATGACATACAGGCCAAAGCTCTTCACGGTCATCCACTACAGGATAAACCTCAACCCTATCAACTATTGTAGGAAGATAAGGAATGTCTATTTTAAGAGCGATTACCCCATTATTGTCAATCTCTTTTTGAGCCGTAACAACATCACGAAAGAATGTATCTAAACTTCCGTATTTGGGATAATCTACCTCTAGGTATTGCTTTGCCGCATCGTTTCCTTTGAAGTCAATCTTCCAGTTCTGATCGTTCCAGATGCGATTTAATTCAGACTGGAACTGCTCCCAAACGATTGTAGTTGGAGTCTTAAAGTTGGCCTCTAAGTACTCATATTCTACATCTGTTTGATTGGGTGCTCGCTTTCTGAATAAGTCGGCAGGGAATATATCACCATCAGCATGGATTAGTATTCTATCCCGTTGCTTAATTGACATATCATAAACCTCAGTAAATGGCGTTACTTTTTTAGGGTCACGCTTTTTCAACTGATCAATTTTTTCTGTGATTATTTCCTGAAGCTTTTCTGGTGTCAGCATATTACTTACCACACTTAGTGCAAGGCTTTGGTTTTGGCAACATTGGTCTTTTAATTACTCTTCCCATAACATATAATGTCAAATTGTGTATGTAAACTTTCTAATGGTTCGCCGTAAATGTCTGAATAAATATAACTTATTTTATCAAGATATTCAAATAGTTCGGTTCGGCTTGTGCCGTGTGCGATTAATGCCGATTCGTTTACTTCAAGTATTAGAATTGGTTTATGCTTTGCGATTGTTTCGAAGCCACCTACAAGCAACCTCAATTCCATGCCCTCAAGGTCTGCTTTTATTACATCTGGAATTACCCCGTAATCGGTGCAATAATTATCAATAGTTGTTGTAATGCCTTCACATGAATTTGTTTCCGCTTCTTGCTTAACTGTAGCCATTCCGAAGTTTTCATTTGGTATCACTACGGAATATCCATGAACGTGGTCTGATAAGGCTATATTACGACAAATAACGTCTTTGCCTTGCATGTTGTATTTAAGACATTCAAAAGATTCTGGGTTAGGCTCAAATGCGTGAACAACTCCTTTGCTTCTTAATGCTTCGGTAGTATCTCCAATGTATGCGCCAACATCTAATATGATTGAACCTTGTTTAATATGAGGCAATATTCGGGGTAGCATATTATGGTCAAAGTCCAGTCGTTTATGTTCTTCTACCCATTTACTTATATGGGTATCGTGTTCTAATACTGCAATGCCTTCTTTAGTTATTTTCATGCCCACTCAAATTTATATCCATGTGCCATAGTTCTATTTCCTGCCAATACAGAAGAAATATTTGAACATCCTATATTTAATTTTCTTGCAGATTCTCTAATTGAACCATAGATGCCAATCACTATATTGTCCTTTAATACTTTAACTGATTTTGACCTGTTATGTTCTGCCCCAAATTTGCCAATCATTGGATTATAGTTGGATTTAAGAACATCAACAGAATGTCTTGAATTTTCTTGAACAGTACACCATTCTAAATTTTCAATTCTATTGTCGTGTCTAGCTCCGTTTTTATGATTTATATATGGTTTGTTTTGAGTATTTTCAATAAATGTTTCAGCAACTAGCCTGTGAACCATATAATCCCTAACTTTATTCTTTCCATTATTTAATGAAAACCTTTTATATCCACTAGAATTATCCCTTCCAAATGTTTCGTACATTGTTTTAGTATATCTCACACGTCCGTCTGGATGTGCTTCGATTGGCAATGTTGGATGTTTTTCCCACATATTAAATAGTGTTTTCAAGTTCTTCTTTTTCTTCTGCTGACATTTGGCTCCATGACCAGTACTGCTTTGACCTGTTTATTCGTGGAGGCATTTCTGAAACATTGTGAAAATGGTAATTTTCTGGTTCGTGCTTCATTGAAAAGAATCCTAAAATATTAAACTCGCTAAACTGTCTGTGAGGCTGAGAAGTTGCATAGTTTTCTATATCTGGGAACATCTGTGCAAAATGCTCTAGTGTTGACTTATGAAATGTTTGTGGTGCAATTCTCATTAGTTCGTAAGGCGCTTTTTCCTTGAAAAGTTTCTCAACTACTGGCTTCCAACATATAGCCTCTCCAACATTTTCGTATTTGTCGTAAAGAATTACTGGCTTGTTATCATAGAAATAATCCCTTACGTCTGCCCCCGGATAGAATACAACATCGGAATCAACGAATAGTATGTAATTGCCTTTGCAATGCTTGTATGCCTCTAATTTACTTACCTGCTGGCCTATATAATCATCCTTATAAGTCTTGCAAACAACAACCTTTTCAGCCGTTAAATGATTTAGTAAATGTTCCTGCCCTGTTGGAATACAGATTATAATTTCATCCCATCCGGTTAGGTTTTTATGTATAGATTTTAAACAGTAATTCAACCATTTAATATCAGCGTGGTATGTGCGTATGAATATTGAAATCATTTCTGTTCAAAGTTTACGCATCCGAAATCTTTACCTGTTCTAAGCTGGCATTCCTCATACGTTGATGAGTATATGGTATTGTCTTTTGTTCCATCCTCTGACAATTCAGACACTGGAATACCACAATCGCCTATTGATTGAAAATGTTCATCTTTTGACCAATTTTTGCAATCCTTACAATTTCCTATAGTTATCATATATCTTTTATCTGTGAGTTAATCAAATGAAATGCTTTTGAGCTTATTGATTCCGGCGAACCATTCATTCCTGTTTCAATGCTAAATATTTTTGCCGTTTTCTTCCAGCTATGTAAATCGTATTGTAAATCGTGCATCTTATGAAAGATATGCGCTTTCTTTGGTCTTTCCAATTTAAAGCCTTTCTTCAAAAGCATTATCGGTAACCAGTAATCCCAGTGGCACTGACCTAAAGAAAGAAGCGTTTCAGGCAGATCACAGTTGTCTTCGGCTAAGAAGAAAGCATCAAACCCAGATTTAAAGAACTTTGAATTTTCAATATTTTCTTTAAAATCATATCTATTAAATATAACTGGATTGCTTCCAAATATAGGCAAATCCTTTATAATAATATCTGAATTTATAATTAATCCAGCGCCTTCTTTTTTTACAATCGAAATCAATTCACTTGCAGGAACGTAATGTTTGCCGAATAGTTGCATTCCTGTTTTCTTAGGCTCAATAAATTCGACATCGTAATCCTTTTCAAGTAACCGAATTTCTGAAACATGATTGACTGAAACAATTTTCTTATCCTGTTTCTTCCAACTTTCAATTGCTTTTAGCTGGTTTTCTTTATTCTTGTGCGTAGGTGCTAGGCTTGTAATTATCATTTACCTACAAATTTATGTTTGTAAATCGATTGAATGTTATAATTGTTCGGACTACAAAACTTTACCAAGTCATCGTAAACTCTTTTGGATGTTATTTTTGATATACCGAATCCGTACATAGAAAGGAAATAAGAATCTTTGTTTATTCCTGGATAATCGCAATAGTGAACATCAACTGTTGAATCTAAAGGTTCTTGAAGTGTACACGAATGAAGCACCTCATCAGGAATCAACTTCTTTTTACCCCAGCAGTTTTTCAAGTCTTTTTTATCAAGGCGGTTGTAAAGTTCTTTAAGTTTGCTGAAATAATTAATAACATGATTGAATCTTCTAAATGCCATTATTGAACTGTTGACATCATTGAAAGTAGGCTGGCATCCGTATTTAGCCATCTTATCAGCTTTCATCCACCAATTTTCTTTTGTTTGTCTAATGCTATGAATCCAAAATGATTCTTTTAAAATGCGTTCAAATAAAGGTTGCGGATCTTTCAAACAAATCATATCTACATCTAAATAGATTGTATGCTCGTAAGGGGTAATTTCAAGTAAGCCTATTTTGATTAGGCACGGATCGTTTAAAAAATCATTCGGACTGAATGGTATTATCCTGTCGATTTTGCTCATATCTATTCCATCATGGCATCCATCGGAAGCAAGGGTAATATGAACATTACAGAAACGTTTTATGGAATAAGCTAAATTTGAAGCGAACTTCGCATAAGCATTATTGCCATATGCAATAAGTAGTATCATATATATAAATAAGAGAGCGCACCTAGTACGCTCTCTGTTCTCTCACAGAACACTAAAAGATGCCTACAGGGGCATCATATAGTACCGGGAAAGGATCAGCTACATCTTGAGACCACTTCGCAGTAACAAGATATTGTTGCTTTTCCTTATTTGATTCTGGAATAACTAAACGAGCATTGAAAGTAACTCCTTTTTCAACCACACGAACTGCATTTTGCTCACACAAATACATACCAAAACCAGAGAATTGAGATTGGTTTAATTTGCGATAGAACTCATCATTCCCTGCGTTAACGTTGAAGTCTTTAATTTCTGCTGTATAGTCGTAACCATCGACAATAGTTTCAGATCCACAAGCAATAGGGTTTTCGCCCTCAACTGGACTAGGCTCTGGTAGATTGCCTTTGAGGCCTCCCATAATTACCATTGTGCCAGCCGTGATTGCTGCTTCAACTTGTTCTTCGTCTGTAAAATCGGTTATGCCATGATCTTCTTTTAATACAAAGGTTTTGCTAATACCACCTTTAGGATAGTAACATAAATTAGCCTCGTATTCTGGAAGGTCTTCGGGCGTACAGTTTATATATGACATGATAAATTGCTTTTAAATTACATTCTCATTTTGTGCTCAGAGAATATTTGCAACTGCCATTTTAGGCTTGGGAAGCCACTGTAAAACCACGTATGCGAATATAAGAATTTATTTACAATTCCTATTTATTAAACCACTTGTTTTTTTGCTTACTTTAATTACAACCGGAGCGGATAAGCTAGATTTTCTCCAATTTGGTTCTAAGTTCGGTTCTTCTGAATAATATTCCGATCCGTCTACATAAAAGTGATCGTGATTTATCCCTATTCCTAAAGCCCGTGCTGTATAATCAACCACTTCTTTAATGGTCAAATCCTGTACCATATCCGTTTCGGAATAAATAACTTTACGGGTATTGTCAGAGAATTTAAATACTTCCCTTTCTGTGCTTGGTGAAACATTCCATAATTTAGCAGATACACGCAATCGATTCAGTAATTCTAGTGTTTCATAATCCAGATTGTAGCCGTTATCATCGTTAGTCCACGAAAGCAATAAAGAACATGTGTGCTCTCCCAAATCAAAGCATTCAGAATTGAATATAATACTATCGCTTTCAATTTGAACGTAATATTTGCCATTAGGCAAATCCCAAGGTATTGTAATTTGAACAAAACCTTTGTATGCGGTTAATGTGTCAAATGAAACAGTATATACAATTTGATCTGCGCAATCCAATACATTAACAATAGGGGCTTCTATGGCATACACAAATGTTATACAACCATCGAATGGCAGTCCTGCATAGTCTAAGGCGGTAATTGATATATCGGGAATAACTGCTATGCCTGATAATTGATAAGATCCATTTTCTATTATTTCGTTTTTTCCAATACCGAACGAATCAAAAGACAATTTACCTTTTGTCATTCCAGAAATTTCTATTGAAACAATATAGTTTTTCCCTATATCAAGTACTCCAGTTTGCCCTATTGATTCGCCACTTTCTCCCGAATAGCAAGCGCCTGCATCAGATATTTCCCACATGGCTATACTTGAATACCATCTATTGTCATTGTGAATCCAAAAATTGTAACACCTGAGCCTCCCGAATTGGGTGTTTTATTTACTTCAACAGTGAACAGCACGCCAGGGGCAACATTTGAAACTAAGGCTGTAATTGTAACAGTATCCGCTCCTGCATCAGCAGATCCAGACCTTACAACTTTAGAAACCGTTTTGACAACTGTTGTGTCTGCTTTGATTCTTGCATTGAAATCATTAACAGAAGAAACGCTTGAGTTGTTTATTGTAAAATTAGCAGTTACAATGTAATTCCTATTAATTCCGGATATGGATGTTAATGGTGCAGTTACGGCAGTGTAAGAAGTCCCAACAGAAACTCCTGTTGCAGATATTTGTTGCCTATCAAATGAGTCTGCCATGCTAACAGGCTCATAAAATTCAAAATCAAAGTCTGTTCCACTTACTTTCCTTATTGCTTCGCCAGCATCCCCTCCACCTAATATTGCATTTATTGTTTGTATCGCACTATTAAGTTTTGTATACATTTCTGGGAATTTGTCTGTCCCTGGTGCTGAGTCTAGTTCTTCTAATAGTGCCATAATTTATAGTGCATCGTTAAGTTCACAATTTGTTAATTCGTATAATTCTATATCTGTCATTTCAGATAATTCTTTCCCGGCTAAATTAGCACAATCATATTGTAGTCCAATAGTTACATATTGGCTTGCGTAATGACCATCTGAATCGATTGCAGTAATTAAATATGTTCCTTCACATAATCCCGTAAACGTACCTGAAACTTGAAAAACTCCATCGTCTATTTTATATTCATATCCGGATCCGCTTCCTAGTGTAGCAATAGCATCTACTTGACCATCACATTCTCCTATATCGGAAACGCCTGTAAAGTCAACCGTAAGCAATAATGCTATCCATGTTTCCCATCCTATATATGAATCTCCAAATGTTGGATCAGAATTTACGACACTCCCTTTAATTTGAAATTGAGTTTCATCTGTAAATCGTACGGGTTGGCAATAATGCTTGCCAACGCACCCACATGAATCAGTTGTGCCTTCTTGGTTAAATTTTATTGTCTGATTATCTATAAATTCAATCATATTTTCTAATTAATTTAAACGTAGACAATCCTGTTTTTTGTTTATATTTCAAATCAATCAAAAACCCTTTAAATATTTCCGTTTCGTTTGAAATTGTTATATATCCATTGTGAACATCAGAATTAGGATTTTGAAAAGCATCTTTAAGTAAAAGATATTGTTCCCGAGTTATTGGATATTGAAATTCTAAATACTCAGCAACAAACAGCGGATTTTCGCCTGATTCATCCCATATAATATCTTGGTTGTTGGATAGTAAATTACCATTGAAATAAGACGGACAATCAACGTCATCTTGAGTTGAAATGAATTTATTACCTTCTCCGTATGTAAATTTAACCGAACGTCCCGGATATTTTGTTATTATTGGCGAAATACTTGAAATATTTCTCAATAAATTTTTACTATTCGTATATCTTAAATTATACGTCGTTGTTGGACTTAAAACATTATCAACTACAGAAAAGTTTTCATTCTTTTCAGCCACATCTAACATCGTTGGCTCCCCACCATAACCTACTGTCCGGTTAAGGGCTATTATAAAATTGTCATTATCGTAATCAGTATCCGTAGTTGCCGATTCAGAATAAGGCATCCTTCTTATTTCTTCAAGGATATATGCTGATGCCAATATAGTGGAAATCTTTTCTAATGGGTTGGCAATGCTTTTCATCCCATTTGTATATTGAGATTTAGAGCAATACTCGTCCAGTCCGTTTGTATTTGTTGTTTGCCATTTGTTAAAACCTATCGTTACATCGTTGTAAGCAAAATCCTGAGCAACGCTTCTTTTGATTTTAGGCACATGCTCAAAATGAATAATTTCTACATCTTGATAAAAGAAATCTTTCCTTTCCCATCTTAATTTAAATTCATTTCCCCACTTCTCAAATCCAAGCCCTATATTATCCATTGAATCCAATGAGTCAAACGCTTCTGTTAATGATATTTGAATACCGTTTGCTCTATCTCCTGTAATTGGGTATTGCCTAATCATTACGCCACTAGTTATTGCAGCGAATGATCCACATCCATTTTCTTCTTCTTCGTGTGGGGTTGCCCCTATGCGCCCATAATATGATGAACGAACAGGATCCGCTACGTCTAGTATAGCTTCTCCAATTCTAGATAACACCTCATAGATATATTGAGCTTTTGAAACGCTTGCCTCTGCTTCATTTTCATTATACAACCTAATAGATAGTGAATTAAATACATTTGTCACATCGTATGGGAATACGGGATCACTTGTATTCGTCCATATGTTTGCCACTACGAACGTTAAAAACAATGAATGCCCAGCTAATACTGTTATAGTATCCTCGTACGTACTTGTAATATCTATGTTTTGAGGCGAAGGCTCATATTCTTCTAAATGCGCTGCGATCAAAAATGTTGTTGATGCTGATATGAAATCAGCGCCATTCCTCAATTGTAAAGAAGTGAAGAATTGAGATGTTATTGAAGATTGATTGTGTGAATTGACTTGTAAATACCCATCAATATCGATAGATACACGAACCAATTGAGACTGACCAGTTGTATTTGTATAAAATTGCTCTAATGTATTTCTTGTTGATATTTTCCTTAGATACGGGAATGATGGCTGAACAGGACTGCTTAAATCTTCTTGTTGCTCTATGTATACGGGCAATGTATAGTAAAGCGTATCCGTGCCAGGATCAAATTGCAACGTATCGGTAATGTTATCCAAACCCTTCAATTCACATGTAGCAACAAGCACTTTGCTATGCAAATTTAAATCATAAGGCTCTGAAATGTCATCAATTTCTATCCCTTCAATTGTGGTAGTCGAGAACAATTCTACTTTGGTATCTGCACGTGAATTTAGCTTTTGATTCGCACCTTGTTCGATTAATGGTACCTGAGTTTCTTCTTCTAAGATGTTTATGTTGACCAAATCCAAAACACCTTCAAATAATAATTCAAAATCACAATCAGTAGAACTTCCTCCTTTTTCATAGTCGGCTGAATAGTCTGCGCTATATGAATTTGATACTAATGTTTCAACACATTCGCATGACTCTTCGACTGTAATTAATATTTCTTCATCAACCCCTAATGTGTTATATATACCATCAATAAATTCTTTCCCTGATCCACAAATAAACGACAATGCGAGTATTTGAGAATAATTAATGCCATGGTATTTAGGCGAACGGGTAATGCCTAATTCTGCCGAATCCCATCCTTTGGGATCGGTTGGCAGAACGTAATCCGTTCCATTATGAGATAGCGTGTATCTAAACAATGTTTCTACCCTTTCCTATTGGCATTTCATCCCAGTTTGCAATGCTTACTTTTCCGTTTTTACGGATAGCCTTTTCAAGTTCATGTGTATCAAATTCCGAATTTCGACCAATAGCCTTTTTCATCATTTTATTGTATCGTTGTTCTTTCGTTTTTTTGATTTCATCCGCTTTATCTAATGCAGGTTTAACCCATGCCCGATCAACATACGAATCAAGTTTATTATTACGAATAGCCCATAAAAGACCTAAATTTTCATCTGTCTCTTTTGCTGTCATTACTGATTCACCCTTAGATAATCTTGCTTGAATTGAATCACTTGTGCCTGTACCTTCACCTTTTAAATCAATTACCCCGTCTTTAAACTTAGGCAATGGCCGGGCGTTAACAATAGCATATTGAGCAGCACCAACACCGCCAGCCAATGCCGCCGCTAAGAACCCAGCAGGAGTTGGTCCATAGGCTACGAATGCTTTTAATATAGCCTGTGCTGTATCTATGATAATATTAAATTTAGCTGCCTCTTTATCCGCCTTCGCCTGTTTATTTTTTATTGCTGATTCCCTTGCAGATTGCTGTTGTTGCATCTGCGTTAAAGCCGAATTATATTTTTCTTGAGAAATTGTGCCAGCATTCAATTGTGCTTGCAATGCTTTTTGTTTATCAGAATATAGTTTTTGTGTTTCTGATAAATCAATTTGGGACTGCGCTTGTCTATTTTGCGCCAAACCATTATATAGCGATGTAGTTTGAGAAGATATAAAATCAATCGTATTTAATGTTGCCTGCTTCTTCTTTGCTTGCGCATCTGCGTAATCGTCTGCATCTTGATTGTATAATTCTTTTTTCTTCGCCTGTAATTCTAATTCAATATCAAGTGTAGATTTACCTGCTTCTTGATTTAATATTTTCTTTTGTTCTAAAACCCCAATCGAAAGATTTAATTCCTGCCTTTTCGCTTCTTTATCCGTTTTAGAAACATTACGAATATTTAATAACTGAAATTTTGCTCGTTCATCAATGTCTTGAACGTCCTTATTGAAGTTATCTTCGGCCAGTTTACGCTCTGCTTCCGACCTTGCTTTTTGCGAAGCTAGTCGTTTAGCATCTGAGTCGGCTTGTGCTTTGGTTAAGTCATCAAGATATTTTTTATTTAATGTTGCAATTTCCAAATCAATAGCAGAAGTATCACGACCGTATTGTTGTAATAATACTTTTTGAGCATTTAAAGACCTGATTTTTATAGCAAGCGTTTCACGGGCTAATTCATCCTGATTCTTTAATTCATTGATTGCTGCCGCTTCTTGTATTCGCTCGATTGCCTTAATCGCTTCTGTACGGGCTGTTATTTCTTGCTCAATTAAACCCGATTTAATCGCTGCATATTTCTCAGTTAATGCCTGAGAGCGTCCATCAAGTTCAATAATTTTATTCAACCCATCGGCTTGAACTTGTGCCTGTTCATCTGAAATAGAAAGAAGCCCTTCCTGAGCCTTTACCTGCTTCAAATAAATAGCAAGCAACTCATCAGCCGATTGCGCTGATCGATATTGCAAAACAACATTTCTAAGTATTGCAACACCCTGTTTATTGTTTGAATTTATGTTTTCAATCAATCCTAAATTTTGTTCTGAAATGATTGCGAACTTTCGTCTTTCTAATTCAAAGTTTTTGGCAAGGTTTGAATTTTCTAATTCTTGAGCCTGTGCAACCAGCCCTATTCGCTCCGTTACGGCTATCCCCCTGTTTCGTGCTTGCTTTAATAATGCAGTGATTTGTAATTCTGTTTGACGGCTTACGACCTGCATTACCCTCAATTCATCATTAACAGCATCAAGCTCCAAAGATAAATCAAAAGCCCTTTTAGCGGCTGCTGTCATACCTTTAACAATTCCCGACTCGCTCACCAATGTCCCAGCAACCTCCGACATCCCTAAAGTTAAAACGGCAGCTGTAACCCTTAATGTTTTCCATGATGCGTCTAATATGTTTGATGCTATCGATCCTTTTGAAAAGGCATCTACTATTTCGCTCCCTAATTGTGTAAATTTCCCAGCTAAAAATCCTGCACCGGCACTAAGCCCTGCGAATGTTGCTTCTAGTTTAGCAGCACCTTCGTCTGTGCCTTTAAAAAATGCTACCAATGAAGCTGCTGCCGTAATTACTAATGCCAACGCTCCAAGCAATCCAACGCTTATTAATGATGTTAATGCTTTAATTCCACCACCTGCCGATTGCGCTCCTGATCCAATTCCTGCAACGCCTTGCCCTAATCCTCTAGCTAATTGTGAAGCGTTTTCTAAATCGCTTATTAGCCCCCCGAATGGGAGATTCTGCAATGTGTTTTTAACGCTTGCGCCAAGTTTTGAAAATGATTGCTCGGTATTTTTGGCTGTTGTTTTGCCTTTATTTTCAAGCGTAGTAAATCCCTTTTCAGCCTCCTTAAAGTCTTTTTTAAGTGCCGAAAGATCGCCTTCAAATTTAATTACCTCAACTTCTGTAGCCATTATGCAGGTGGTTTCTGTGCTTCTCTGTTATTCTTATCTACTGTGAATTTCAGCAAATCAAAATATTCAGATAAGGACATTCGTTGTATCTTTTCTTTTTCGCTTATTTTGCCCCCTGCAAGGCGCATAAGTTCTTCTTGGTGATTTTCTTCTATGCGTATTAATTCTGTCCGGTGAGATATTGTTCGTTCATCTTTTGCCAAGTCATCAACTCCGCTCGACTCTTGTCCATATATACGTCCCAGTCGCTTTCCAATTTTTCCAAATAGGGAATAGATTTCATTAATCCCATTTTGTAAAAAAAATCGTACAGTCCTCCTTGACTGTCTTTGCGTAATTGCTTTACTATCTCTTCATGCACATTCCAATCAACAATGTAAGGCTTTTCGTCTTCTCGAATATATTTTAATGCCAATATATCAAACCAAAGGTCTTCATGTATCCAAATCTCTTTACGTGATTCAAATTCGGCTATTGCGAAACCAATGCGACCTATATCTGGGTTTTTACCACCATTAAGAGCTTTTTTCATTACATCTAAAAGCCTCTGTAGTTCTTCATCTGAAAGGCCCGAGTCTAATCGTTTAAGTCTCTTGTGTATTTCTTTCACTCGTTGAATTGGATAATCAAAATCGTTATTGGGAACATAATATATTTTCCCGTTACTGTCAACAAATGCCTTTTGCATGTTTTCAAATCCACTCTTTTTAGATTGCGAATTGAAATACACCTTTAGAACAGCTTTCGAGAATAGCCAGTATAATAATTTATTTAGCATTGCGTTGTGAGAGAACGGTGAATGTGATTATAATAGACAACACGGCAGAGGTCAAGTATTCTTTATTCATTGTGCATGATATAGCCAAAATAAATAGCAATATGATGGCCCACCCTGCAAACATTCGATTACTCCACATATCCGTATATGATTTTGTTTAGTATTGAACTGATAAGAACACAAACAATCCATTCTTGAATCGATCCTGCAAATATCCACCAATAGAAGGCGCTACCCCAAACAGAAGCCATGCACGGAGGACATTCGAAGAAAGGTTTGCGTATCATTTTATTTGAAACAATTGACAAGAACCCATCTCTTAGCCATCCTAACAACTGCCCCTCACGGGTAAGCGAATACACCGATAACGTGCAAAATGTTAGCACTAAGGCAATCCAAATATAGTCTAATGGGTTCATACCTTAATACTTGTTTCGTCCAATTGATTAATTGTATCGTCTGTGTGTAGCTTTTGGAATATAACCGTTAAGCATTCGTACTCTATATCATCAATCGTAAATGGAATGACATCGTTTGAGTCTTCCGTTTCTGATACCCACAACTTAAAATAAAAATTGGGTGAATAGAAGTCCGGGTAAGGTAACGACATATCAATCTTAATTGAACTGTCGTAAAGGCTTACTTCTGCCGATTGCATGGCTATATATCCCGTTGCAATGTTTTGCAGGAACACATACACCTCTGTTAATTCGGTTTCTACCGTGCCAATAGTCAATTCGCCTGTACATACAGGAATAGGTTTGGCTTCTATGCAATTTGAACAGCTCATAATCAAATATAATTATTTAATTCTAAATTTCATTAACCATTCCTTAAAAAAAGTATTTATGGTATATCGTAGACAATCTGCGTGATCTGCGAGCTGGCTTATATCCTTTCTATCCTTCTTAATTATCGATCCGAACGCATCACATTGAACAATACTCATATCCCTTTTAAGGTTGGGGCATTTTGTGGGGTTTATCTTAAAATCTGGGAAATGGTGAAGGAATGTATTACAATCGGTACGGCTATTTTCGTGTGTTGGATTGCCCGGAACTCTAATTTGTGCAGTCGAAAGCCCTAAACCTCTTTGCAATTGAATGTAAAGGCTCGCATTATCCCTTTGGCCTAACTCCCCACGCTTGCCCATAGCATCCCCAGTAACCACCATCGTGCGGGTATTATTGCCGTATTTAATTTTAATCTGCTCAACCATCTTTTCAATTGAACCATTTGCAACACTCAGCTCGTCGAATACATGGCAATGCTGACCGTCTTTGTCTGACCATATATGAAAGAAAATACAACCAAACGGATTATAGTTAAAGTCAATACCTAAGTACAATTGTTTTTTAGGATCATAAACTGCTAATTCTGAAATATGCTTATCGGCTGAATAATTAAAGAAGAACGGATTTAATGCCTTAGCATCTATAAATTCCCCGTAAATCTCTTGGGTAACCATTTCGGGGGACATTTCACCAATCTCTGTTTCAAGATCCTTTATATCCTTATCATTAAGTAATGGATTGTCATAAGATGAGTACTTGTGTATCTTATATGCCGGATTATCTGTTTTCTTACAAATGGTATAAAATGGGTGCTCTGTTCCGTCCTTTAGGTTCTTTCCCTTTGGCACTCCTGCCGCAATCAATCTTGAATCAGGGAAATCCATAAGCATAGGAAGTACTGCATTTGTGTACAGGTAGCGATCCTTTAGAATAATTCCTGCTTCGTTCAAGAATATCATTTTATACCCGAACCCTTCCCAATTTTGAGGATTATCGGCACTTCTAAAATCTATAAATGAATTGCCAATGGTCATTTTCTTAGCAACCTTATCGAAATGGTGGTCTATTCCGTTTTTCTTTAACTCTGGTAAAAAATACCTTTCGTAGTACCTATCTATATTCCCGTGGATAGTATCGCCCCAAAGAATTGGGGAAATGCCTTCTAAAGCCCATTCTATTATCGCATTGGCAGCTCCTTTAGTTGCTCCAAATCTTCTACCCTTTTGAACACCCTTAAATCGAACCCCCTCAGGCCAATCAAAGAATATATCCAATTGTGGATCTGAATACGATAACTCAATCTCCTTTATCACCCTTGTTCAGTACTCGTCTAGTAATTCGCATTTCTGTTATATCCTGCGTTTGCACCAATTGCTTAGATTTACCATAAGCACGGTCTAAAAGTATCTCAGACGCTCTTATATCTCCATTCTTTGCCAACTGCATCAACTTATTAAGAATAATCTCTGCTTGGGTTAATCCGTCAGTTTCTTTCCCCAGTACATCAGCCAATAGTTTGTCTAGCTCAGGAAGCTTTTTAGGTCTTCCGTTTGGATTGCCCGTTTCTCCCTTCTTGAATCTCGTACCTTCGCTATTTGGGACTTCTTTTTTCACCTGTTTATCGCCTGTTTTAGCTCTAATTTACAAAAAAAACTAATAAATCGTAGTTAAATATATAAATGACTTATAAGGAGGCATTGGAGAATACCCTTTAGTCATTTGAATCGGTTGTTTTTGGCATGAAAATACATACCATAGGCTATAATCTACCATATACTTCTAATTTACCACTCTTCCCCGTGAAACGCAAATTTTAGCCTCCTTTCTCTCTTCCTCCTTCGCTTGTTCAACTCGTAGATTGGCGTATGATTCCATAGCCTCAATAACGTTATCATGATAATAATGGGTTTCGTCACGCCCATCGTTTGTATCTTTAAATGACTCGAATTGACTTAATACAGACTCAGCCGTTAGTGTCTTGTCTATGGGTGCAACGGGTTCGGAATCTTCAACTAATCTCTTTAAAATGTTGATTGGTGCGCCTAATCCTGATGTATTTACTCTTTCGGCAGATAATAGGGATAACGCTTCTTTTACCTTGTCGATTTGTTGTGTGTTCATTTCTGTAGGGTGTTTAAATCAATTGGTTCGGGTATTCCAAATGCACTATTTTTCTTCATTGGTATAGCATTGGGAAATTCCCTACGATCAACAATGCTTCCTGTCGAACTTATTCCTGCATATCCGCTTTCTTGAAGTTCTTTAATCTTTAAATGATTAGAAGAAACCGTTTGAACGATTTTATCTAGTTGTTCTTTGTTATCCATTGGGGGTTATGATAGTTTAGATGTGAATACAAAACACTTAATACTAGGCAAATACATTACTGAATGACCTGTACCTTGATAATCTTTAGATGCCCTTTTACATGCGACCTCATTATGTCTAGGAATTATCCGCATCCGATACCTCGGCTTAGGTTGTTCTTTACTCATGGGTTCTATTTTAAAATATTATCCCAAAATTCATATATCCACATAATTATTCTAACAAGAGATATAAAGAATAGTATTCCGCTCATCCATGCGTACCAATAATGTCTTACTCCCCAATCATTGCCTTGATCTCCAAAGAATCCACTTGTAGATAGAAATTCACTAAAGAATGTTAGCATCATTGCTGATCCGAATAATGCGATTACCCATAATGATAGTATTAATGTAAATTTTGTTGCTGTCTTCATTGCTTACTTGTTTTGTTGGTTGTGAAGATTAATCCATTACGATTTTTATGCCTGAACTTTTATAATAAACAACTTTTGATAAAGCCTCGTCTATCATATCGGATATTGCCCCAAAATTAGGTTCAAGTGCTTTTATGGCATCGTAAATATTATCCGTATCATCGTCGACAAAATCTTGATTGCTTTGCACATGGTCAGCCAACATATCGGCAATATCCTCTTTAGAAATTCCGGCAGGATTAAAGCCATTTGGGTCTACTAATTCGCAATTCCGATCTGTGATTTCAATATCTGTAATGAATTGTAAATCACGTAATGATTGAAAACCTTCATCTGCATATAAGTATTTTTCATACCCTGCGTTTAAGGCTTCATGTAATTTCATTGTTTGTTTGTTTTGTATCATGGGTTAACTGCTTTATCGTTGAAATCTGATTCTTTTATTAATTCACAAAGACATTCGCCTTCACCAAGCAAAAGTACTTGAATAACAATAACGCTCATATTTGAATATTCAGGTTTATGGTGAAATATCATATCTGCCATTCTACTCTTTTGGTGAAATCTCACAAAGAAAGATTTATTATTTGACTTTTGGATAATCCCTGTTGCAGGAGTATTTATAACCGTTTTTGAATTATTATTTACTGTGTTCAGCATCTTACTTCTCTCCTTTAACTTCTGTTATGGTGATGGGTACGCAACGGAAACCCATTTTATAAAGTACTTTCCATTCATAATTTGAATATTCAGCAGAATAATGCCTTTGACACCTTCTTTTACCATAACATGCTGACCAAGGATATATTTTACCTTTCGGAGGTTTAATTGCGTATGCTTTTATGCCTTCCATTTTTGATTTAGGTTAATGTGTTTGTTGTTTGATTAAATTTGTGGTTTGGTTGCATAGGCAATGCAAAACAGGATAAGCCAGATAATAAGAAGGCGTTTAAGTGTTTTCATGGTTATTCAAAATTCTTTCTACAAAAATCAAATATGTCCATAATGGTTACTACGCATAAAACAGTAGCTAATACATGAACCGTTAATGGTTTTGCCCAATCTTCTTTAATTGCATCTGCAATCGATAAAAGGCCTAATAAAATTACTGTTCTCATGGTTGTCTTTATTGTTAGCTATTAAGAGTTAAACAGATTGCCTGCGCTTAAGCATTGCATCAGCAACATCATAAGAATAATCAACCCATTCATGGGCTTTATCTAAATTTGCACGATTGGTTTCGGCAGCATAAATACCTTGAATTACATTTGCTGCGAAGTAGTCACGCATTGTTAAGCCTTCCATTTTCAAAATGGTGTTTTCTGGTACTGGAAACGCTGGTGGACTTTCTGGTTTATCGGCCATAACTTCATTTTGTTTAATTAAAACTCTCCGCTACTTTACGGAGGGGAAAATATAGAGTATTTCCTGATCTAGAACGGTTGGCTACTCTATTGATGTCGATACACCACCAATCCATACACATAGCAGTTTATCGTGTAGGTCTATTCCATTTTTATACTGCGGTGTGGGGTCATAAGGATTCGAACCTTAATCTACCGAGTGTCTTACGCCCAGCCATCCTAACCAATTAGACGATAACCCCCATTCGTTTACTATTGTTACGTACAAAGAAACATTCTAAAGAAAGACGTTTTTCAGATCGGGTACTCTGTTATCATTTCGCCTTTACTCTGTTACCTTGAAACTTTATAGTGCTCAATTTGCTTTGACTTACCATTCGCTAAAGGAATGATTTGATTTCTGCGGGTTGTTACTGAATAACTTCCGAAATGCTCCGTTACAATTAATGGATAATTTCTGTTGTTAATGGACAATCCTTTTACTTTGTTTCTTTTTCTTGATACTGGCATAACTTTATTTTTAATTAATTTACAATTTTATAAAATGGCTTCAACATTTGAATGGTGCTACCACCAAACGAACCTTCTGTTTTCTCAATGAACTCTTCCGGCGTATACTTTTTGCTTTCAACTCCTTTTATGAAAGAATCTCTACCCATTTGACAAGATCCAGTCAATTTATTGTGAGCAATCGAAAACTCTTCTATTGAATACAATTCGCCTGCTTTAAATTGATCGACAAACTTTTTGATTCGCTCTTCGATTGGTAAATTATCTTCAAACTTCTCATTGGCTTCTTTGAAAGCCTGTTCGACAGTATCGGCGTGAGCGAAGTAATTGCCAACTTTAGCAATAAAACAGTCCGTAAAGGTTAAATCAGTATTGAGTATTCGGCCTTTTGCTAGGTTGTTTCGAATTAATTTATCAATGATTGTATTTACTCCATCTATCTTATAGACTTTGTTTTCATTAATGGTTAATACGCCGTCGCCGTCGCCGTAGCCGTTGCCGTTGCCGTTACCGTAGCCGTTGCCGTAGCCGTTGCCGTAGCCGTCGCCGTTGCCGTAGCCGTTGCCGTAGCCGTTGCCGTAGCCGTTATTTATGGATAAAAACAACTCTATGCCTTCCATACTTTTTGAGCATTTAAGTTTTTGATAGCAAATTCAGTACATGGTATAATTTGCTCAAATTTTTCAATCAGGATTACATCAACTTGAACTGTAACTCTTGAAGTATCAAGGATGCCAGTTTGAGAAATGTCCTCAACCGTATTAGCTCCATTCCAGCGGTAAATCTTACGTGCGTTTTTGATTAACACTTGAGAACCTTCGATTCCGATTACTTCGCCGAAAAATACTCCGGCCATGTTTGATCTAACTACACAAATTTTGTTTAATAATGCTTCTTTCATAATTGTACTGTTTGTTACTTACTTTTGTTTAAACTTTTTATATTCACTACGCTCCCATCTCTGCCACTTAGCGAAGAGTCTTTGTATTTTATAGGAGGGTGGTTCAAAGAATGGGTTTCTCATCTCTTAGTCTGTCAAATATCCTCCAAAACTTACTTAAATCTCTTCCTGTAGAATCATGTAAAGACATAGATGATGACAAGCGACTACCATATATATCGTATGCCTCGTCTGAAATTATTAACCCTTTAGGCTCTGTTTTTTCAAACTCTTCAATAGCCTTCTTATAAAGTGGAAGCCTTTCAGAATCGAAATTTGTTCGCAATGTTCTTGAACTGCTAAATCCAGAATGAATTGAATCGTTATAGTTATTCATACTATTTTTGTTTATCGGAAGGCTTCTCCCGTTCAATAATTGATTCTTTAAGTTGATTAGCATAATCGCCAATCAATTCTTTTACCTTTTCTTTGCCTCCAAGTTCTTTAATCTGAATTGGAGTGAAGTATTCGCCTGGAATTTGAATAGCCTTGTTTTTTTGACCGATCGGCTTTCTCCCTCTGGTTTCTTTTGTCTTTGGTTTTTTTAACATAGGTTTTTTTATTTTAGTCGGGTACGGCTTCACGCTTTCCCCGACTTCTAAATTTTTTATTTTTTGAAGCTTTTAAATTCTTCCTCTGTCATTTTTTCAAGTCTTGATTTTAACTCATTAAGGTTATCAATTCCTGAACCAAAACCTTCTATAAATAAACATTTGAATGCTTGCAATTTTTTTGCTTTACTCAATTTGTCGTATCTGATAAATCCTAAAGAATAAGTTTTTTCAACTTCTTTGTTTTCTTCTTTAGTCCCGAAAATTGAAGCCAATCCATTTACAATTGCTTCTGCTCCGTTTTTGTCTGTGTAGTAAGAAATTTTCATAATCTTTAGAAGTTTATCTATGCCTTGTTGCTTTCGATGATGTAAAGTAACACAATTGTAATTTAATACGCAAGTTTTTAAATAACTTTTTTATTAATTATTTCAAAACACTTTCAACTTATTGATTGTCAGGTAAATTATTTTTCATAATACTTTCTTTTCTGCCTTAAATCACTAATAAATCTTTGCTTTCTTAAATGTGCATGGCCTTCAAATCGTTCACTCTGCTCATCTGCTAACGCATTCAGATAGCGTCTGCGTGTGATGTGGTTGGCAGCGTATGTAATTCGACTTAGAATATCAAGGTATTTTTCATTACGCTTCAATTCGGCTTCTGTTAATGGTGGTTGGTTATCCTTTGGAGTTTTGGCATACTTTAATTGTCCGCTCGTAACGCTTTCAATTTCTACACGGGATATTTTAAAGTTGAATATCTCTCGTCTTCGAATGTTCATGTATTCCAAATCCTCTTTGATTTGATCGGGATTGTTCAACCAACCAGCACGGATTCTTAGTTTTATAATTTGGTTTGCCATTTGTCTACTATTTTTTGTTGAATCTTTGTTGGTGTATGGTTTAATCGGGTGCATTGAAATAGAAACTTTTCAATGTAGTCTTGAAGCATTATTTGGTATTCAAAGGCTCCGTTATTGCTTTTCTTATTGGCACGCATACTAAGCAAATCAACCGCATCCTTACCGTACTTCTTTTCCATCCACGGGGTATAGGCGTGTAAATTCCCTTCTTTAAAGCCATTACAAGGAATGCAACTAGGGTGCGTATTCATTCTATCAAACTTTATGCTTGGAGCTATTGAGCGTGCTATATAGTGGCTATTATTCCCATTAGTCCAATGAACAGCTTTACCACAATAACAAATGAAGTATCCGCAAGAAGCATCTGCTGGCTCCATCTTAACCACTAGCGAATAAATAACATCTAAGTCATCTGTGATTTTTTTAAGGATAGATTTCTTTGAAGGAGGTATTAATTTTCGCTTTTCCTTCTTACCTTCCTTAGACGCTTTTTTAAACTGTTCAACCGTCCATGTTTTACGATTCTCCATCTCTGCCTTTTTCTTTTCGCTAATACGGTTTATTGGCTTCGGTGCTTTCTTCTCTTTCGGTTCACGGGGAGAATGAAAAAGTTGTTGTTCCTTTGAATATCCGGCCATTACTCGATAGGTTTGGTTATTGGAACGGTTTCGATTACTTTATAACCATTTGGCCTAAATTGACTCTCGTATTTAGCTGTTGATTCCTTGTCGTATTCCCGGCTTTCAAATCTAGTCACCCATACAGTCTTTGTCTTTGGGATGAGAAATAAATCCATTGGGCTTTCATTCCAATTAGTATCGAATTGACCAGTTAAAAACCATGTTTCAACGGTATCTTCATGAATGCCAACT